GCATTTGCCGATGCGCTTGCCGTGGATAGAAGTGAAGATGCACGCTTCATTGGCGACACCGAGATTGAGGGTATCCATTTTAGAGTTCCTTTCTTGGAAATAACCCACAAGGACGGCAGCAAAACCTACTGCGATATTGACCGCAGAGAGTTAAAGTAAACAGACAACCGCGAGGGCGGGTGACCGCCCCCGCTTATTAACCAACTAACGATTGAGCCGCTATTGAGCGCGTTTCGTTCTTGGGGTAACACTTTGTACACGGGTAGCAAGAAAATGCGCTCACGGGCAAAACACACGAAAATAAGCGTATGAAATAAACCGACTTTTCAACAGATGCGTACAACATACGCTTTTATTACCTATCTTCGCCTCGGTTCGGACGGACATTGTGGGTACGGGCGACAAACAAATGTGACATTGACACTCATTTGGTAGAGATAATGACTGCCTCAACCCACAACGCAGGCGACCCAGTAACGCCCGCGTGAGGTAGTCAAACCAAACCCCCGAACCACAAACCGAACGCGGCTGCTGGTTGGGGGTTTACTTTTGATTCATTGTTGAAAGGTTGATATATAGGGTTTTTGAGGAATATGCTTTTTGTGCATAATTGGTTAGTAATTAGCAGACCCCGCCCGTAGTGATACACGCGGGGGAAATCGCGGGGTAGCGCAGTGGTAGCGCGTTGGGCTCATAACCCAAAGGTCGGGGGTTCAAATCCCTCTCCCGCCACAAAGTTTGAGATATGGCAGGTAAAATACAAATAACGCTTTGCAGTGAGTGCCGAGAGTGCGGGTACGCCCGAAACGCTATCAACGGCACGCTTTGTATGCGCCTCAAACGATACATTGATTACTGCGTCACGCCACCCTGCAAGGGGCAGACGGATTTTTACTGCGGACGATGAATAACCTAAAACGATAACAGATGCAGATTAAACGATTACCCGTTGAACAAATTGAACTGAACACGGGGCAGATTGATGGACTGCCAGCAATAGAACACCTCACTCCCGTATCACACGGGGGCGATAACCAACGCTGGAATTTGGTTTATTCTTGCCGTAGTTGCAACTCAAAAAAGCACGACAAAACAATGGAAGAATATGCGATAACAACGGGCGATGTCTATGGTATTTCTAACCGCTATGACGCAATTTTGGCAAGGGTATATGCGCCGTATATGGAACAACTAAACAAGCGATAATATGAAGAAAGAACGACTATTGATTGAAACCAGCAAATTGCTGCTGAATGAGGGGCAACTGGATTGGTTGCCGAGTAATCCGAGAACGTGGACACGTCAAGATTTGGACAAACTGAAAGCCAGTATTGAGCGCGACCCCGACTTTTTGGAAGACCGACCCGCGCTGATTGTGCCGTACAAAAAAGATAAGTTCATCGTATTCGGCGGTAATATGCGTACTGCTGCAAACCAAGAACTGAACCGCCCGACAATGCCCGCGATGAAATATATACCCGAAACGGGCGAAGACCGCGAAACAATCAAACGGCGTGCGCTTCTTGATAATGGTTCTTTTGGCGCGTGGGATTTTGACGCACTGGCTAACGAGTGGGATGATCTTCCGCTTACCGACTGGGGCGTGCCTGCGTGGAAAGCAGATGAAGAAAACGAGGATATGGGCGTACTCAATGACGGAAACTCCCAGCAACTCGTTTTTCTGCAATTCGGCAAAACGAAAATCGCTATAACGGACGATGAACTCAACGCCCTGCAAGCGAAATATGATGAATACACGGAAAAGTTCGGAGTGCAGTATGGTTTCGCCAACTACCTGCTAAATGGAAACGATTAAACTCTGTGACATAAAACCCGCAGCGTACAATCCGCGCAAGTTGTCCGAAGATGCGTTTGACAATTTGGTAGCCAGTATCAAACAACTGGGTATCATAAAACCTATTATCGTCCGAAAAGAAAACAACACTATCGTAGCAGGTCACCAGCGTACCAAAGCGATGCAGGCTATCGGGATGACCGAATGTCCTGCATTTGTTCTTTCGGGTCTCGGGCAGAGTGACGAGGTGCGTTTCAACCAAATTCATAACCGATGCGAATATGAGGTAAACCCGAAAGCACCAGTAATGAAGATAACCGCGCCCTTGAATTTGGGTTTCAACCGCGTTTCTATTGACAACGTACAAATAGTCAAGCGGGGTGATTTGGCAGTGCTGAATAGCAATATATGCTGTATGGTAAGCAAATACGGGGAGTTCGGTTGCCCCGTATGCACTATGCAGGGCGATATAATTATCAGCGCGGCTTACGCTTTCGCTCACAAAGTGCTGGGGAAAGACCTTTGGGTATGCGCCATATCGGACGACAAAGTACCTATCGCGCTGGACTATTTCAGCAAGAGTTACGGCACGTTCTCATATGAGCATTTGGAAAAGCACACTTTCATACAGTGCCTCGCGCAGATGAAACGTCTGCGTGACGGGGCAAAGGGTAAGGGAAACTCATTTCGTAGCCGTATGTACGAGCAGGTCGTTATTCCTTGGCTGCTGAAACAACCCAACGGCAAAGACCTGCGCATACTGGATTTCGGTGCTGGCGAAATGGATTATGTGAAACGTCTGCAAAAAGCAGGTTACAATATAATCGGGTATGACCCCTACCACCGCGTGGCTGGATGTATGAAAATAGATTTCGCTGGAAACCGCAAGACACTGCTGTTTATTTGCGAGGATATAAAAACACGCGGTCTGTATGACGTGGTCGTTTGTGATAGCGTGCTGAACTCCGTTGATTCAAAGCAGGCAGAGCAAAGCGTCATATATAGCGTGGCGGCTCTTTGTCGTTTGGGCGGTATGGTGTTTATTTCGGGCAGACCGATGTCGGACGCGCAGTGTCATGAGCGCATGAAAAAGAGTACCACGAAAGGTGAATCGCTGATACATTTCTTTGACGAAAACGGATTCAGTGCATTGTACCGAAACGGGGAATGGTTCTACCAAAAGTTCCACACCGAAAAAGAGATGCGGGACATTAAGCATATATTTGGCGCAGAGGGCAATATCTATGACAACAAGACTGGGTTTATCATCGCGGTATGCAAAGACCGCGTGACGGACGTAGAAACAAGCGTGAGGGCGTTGCGTTTTGAGTGGGATATGGTGTTGCCGAACAATACGCGCTATGGACTGGCTGATGAAATAGAAAAAGCATACCGATATGTTTCCGATAATCAGTGAATTTAACACAACAGAAACATTCGGCTATTTATGGCTGAAATACGTTACTGGTTTTGATTTGAGCGTGCATTGTGCCAAATGCCTGCGCGGAGAGTATAGTACCCAATTAAGCGCAGATACGAAACACGAGCAGTTTATTGCGCTCAATGAACATACCTGCCAGTACTATTATTTGTGCGGTGTCACAAAGCCGTATTTGTGGCGCAAAAACCTGCATATCGCTTTTCGGTACAAGAAAGGCAGTTGTATTGAGTACAATGACGGGGAAACGCAGGTTACTATCGTGGACGCTGAACGCATACCGATAAAGAACCTCGGTGAATACGGGTTGGAACGCAACGGCAACAAACCCGCTTATTGTACCTGCCGAAACTGGCGTTTCGCATATCAAATGACATACGACTATGCGACCAAAACACTGGGGTAAGGAAGAAGATGCAAAACTGATTGAACACTGGGAAGGTAGTTACCTCAAAGAACTGGCAGTGTTTATCGGTTGCAGCGTGAATACGATTCGGGCACACGCTGCCCTGCTGGGTTTGACACTGGAAACAAAGAACTCCGTTTACAAGGCAAAACGGGCAGAAACCAACAGACAAGCGGCTATCAAAGCGGGTAAACGTCCACCGCTTTACGCGGTAGGTCATAAGCATACGGAAGATGCGAAAAGGCGTATCGGTGAGGCGCGTCGCAAATTGTATGCATCGGAAAGGCGCAGGATCTTATTCGGACTACCCCAACGGACAAACATTAAAGTAAAGTTTTGACTATGAACGACAAGAATTTGAAACCCAACTCCGAGCGAACACCGAGCGAACGGGTGGAACTGGCACGCAAGGCAGGCAAAGCCAGTGGAGAGGCACGCAGGCAACGCAAGACGCTTGCGCAAGTTCTGCGAGACGAGTTGGAAAAACCTATAAGCGAAGAAAGCCAAATGACGCGTAAAGAATACCTCGCGTCACGTTTGGTTATGAATTTGAAGGATAACATAAAGCCGCATGAATTTAAGTTGCTTTGTGAAATACTGGGTGAGCTCAAACAAAGTATTGATTTGAACGTCAGTGCGCGTGACCTATCGCCCGATGAGGCAGCGGAATTGTACGCAAAATATAAGGCGCAGACCAGTGACTGAAAATGACATAAGAAGGCTCGTTTGCAAAGAGGGGTTACTTGACTTTACAAACATTATGTTCCGCGAGAAAACGGGGCATAATTTCATAATAGGCAAGCATCACCGCCTCGTTTGTAACGCGCTGGATAAAGTGGTTGCTGGACAAATAAAACGCCTCATAATCAATATAGCACCCCGCTACGGGAAAACCGAATTAGTGAGTAAAATGTTTATCGCGCAAGGACTGGCATTGAATCCCGAAAGCAAGTTTATACACTTGTCATATTCGGACGATTTGGTACGCGACAACTCCCGTGATATAAACGAAATGGTGCGCAGTCCTTATTTTACCAACTTGTTTCCCGAGGTGCAGGTCACGGACACGGGCGCGAAACTTTGGAGAACAAGTGCGGGCGGTGGTGTTTACGCGGTTGCGGCTGGCGGTCAAGTAACTGGTTTCGGTGCGGGTAAAACCGATGAAGAATCAGAGCTGGACGAAATGACCGCCAGTGGCACGCGTTTCGCTGGCGCGATTGTCATTGACGACCCGCTTAAACCCGATGACGCGCTTTCGGACGTGGCGCGTGAAAAGGTGAACGCCCGTTTTGATAGCACTATACGCAGCCGCGTGAATAGCCGTAACACGCCTATCATTATCATAACGCAGAGGCTACACGAGAAAGACCTTTGCGGCTACCTGCTGGCAAACGAGCCTAACGAGTGGGAGGTGTTATCACTGCCCTGCTTGACGTATGACGAGCAAGGCGAGCCTCACGCTCTTTGGGAACTGAAACACAATGTCGCTGACCTGCTGCACTTGCAAGAGGTGAACTCATACGTTTTTGAAACGCAGTACCAGCAGAACCCCAAACCGCGCGAGGGTTTGATGTATGGCTCATTCAAGGAGTACGAAACGCTGCCCGTTGGCAACTACGTCATAAAGAGCTACACTGACACCGCAGACAAGGGTGACGATTACCTTTGCTCAATATGCTACGCGGAGTTCCCCGACAATAGTTGTTATGTTCTTGACCTGCTCTATACGAAAAAGGCTATGGAGTACACTGAACCCGAAACGGCTCGTATGATAACCCGTAACAAGGTGGCGGTCGCAGTGGTTGAGGCAAACAATGGCGGGCGTGGTTTCCGTAGGAACGTGGAGAGGAACTGCCGCGAAATGCTTAACCTGCAAACTCGGTTTGAGGATTTGACGCAGACGCAGAACAAAGACGTGCGCATATTCTCACACTCCAACGAGGTTATGAATTTGGTTTATTTCCCCGTTGGCTGGCAGTACAAGTGGCGCGAGTATTATTTGGCTATGACGAGTTACCGCAAAGAGGGCAGGAACGCTCACGATGATGCGCCCGATGCGACAACTGGTATTGTAGAGCAACTGAACGCGAAACAAACCACCCGTTTCAGCCGCACCTAACCGACTGCGCAGAAAGTTGAGCAACACACTACCGCGTGAATCGTTTACTTTGTAAGCGTTTCTAATGCGATTTGAGCGCATTTCGTTTACGCGGTGGTAACTTGTACGGGGCAGAGGGAGAAAACGCGTTAGAGGGCAAATTTAACAAAAATAACTATATGGCAGAGATAAAGATTTTCACACTGGCTGACTGGATAGCTGCGATAGTGCAGCACGTCAATAGCGGGTATGCGTTCTACTACGACATACGCGAGATGCAGAACGTAGCCTCGGACGATGTTTCGTTCCCTGCGGTCTTTATGGAGGAATACTACGGACTGCGTATGATAGACCACTACGGCTGGAAGCGCGAATACACTATTGAACTGCACTGGCTGAACCTTTGCGAGATGCAGAACGATAGCCGCGAGCGTGACGAGATACGCGAGGAATTGATACCCGATGCAACCGCGTTCGTAAACGAACTTAAATCAAAGGTGGGTTTGATAACCGAGTACACGCTTGACCCCGAACCCCCTATGTTTGACGCAAACGCAGTGGGTTTGCTTATGCGTGTGACGTTCCGTCTGCCCCAGTGTATGACATTTACCAACCCTTACCCTGCTGAATGATGATACGTTTACGCGAATGGAACTACGTTGAGGGTGAGTTCACCTACGGGCAGCGTATCGCGATAGGGCAGATATTCACGGACGAGAGCCGCAGCGAATACGAGCGTATGCGTGACGCGTACAAGGAACTCTACGGCTACCCCGTCCGTCTGTTGCCACCCCGCGTGCGTGTCAAGCGGCTGGATAATATGCTGGCAGGGTTGCAGCAACTCGTGGACTTGGAACGCGTTATGTTGGACTACAAACCCACCAGCGAAGAAGAACGGGCGG